GCAAGCCATAGCAAGCAATAGGGTTAGCGGCATGGGTGGGGGTGGGTCAAATCTCTGGCACTCCAACGGCTGTAGACCGACGTTCAAGCCAATTTTTACTTCCGCAGATCAATGTTTTCAGTGAAATATGGGCAGGAAATCGGGCTAGTTCGGTCGAGTCTGCTGGATGGCATCGAAAGCGGCGTAAATGGCCGCAGGCGGCTTCGATAACAGTCGTTCTTGAGTTTGAGAGTTGTTTTTCGTTGTAGGGAAGGTCTGACGTTATGCCGACACCTCGGTTGCCAACCGCGATGCACATCGCAAGGGGAACTTATAAGAAAGATCCTCAGCGTGCGAAGGCCAGGGAGAATGAGCCGGTAGTAACAGAGGGAATTGGTAGCCCTCCCGCCTGCTGGTCTCCCGATGAGAGCGGCTATCAGGCTTCCGACAGCAAGAAGCTCATCGTTATCTGGCACGAATTTATAGCGGACGCTGCGCCTGGTGTATTGAATCGGTCGCATCGCTCCGTACTCGAAGAGGCGTGCCGCTTGAAACTGAAAACCCGCAATGGGACGGCGAAGACGGGAGATCGATCGAACTACATCAACTGTCTCCGTCAGATGGGAATGACCCCTGCAGCTCAATCCACAGTCTCCGGAGGTACCTTCGCTCCCGCGGGCAGCAGCTCGCCGATCGGCAGGCTCGCAGCGCAAGCGCAAAAGCGCGCCGGCTGAGACTGGGCACGTTGCCATCGCGCATCAATATGCGCGTGATGTTGTGGCTGGGAATATTCCTGCATGTAAATGGGTCAAGCTAGCATGCCAACGTCATCTCAAAGATCTTGAGGCCTCGAAGTCTAAAGAGTATGCATACAAATTCGATCACGCGAAGGCGTCGCTGCCTTGCGAGTTCATTGAATGTCTGCCGCACACGGAAGGAGAGTGGGCAACACCGCGAGGTAAGCGAAGCAATCTCATCCGTCTCGAGCCATGGCAGGTCTTCTGCGTCACTGTCATCTTTGGTTGGGTCCGTAAGAGCAACGGCCGCCGGCGATTCCGTGAAGCTTACATCAAGATCCCGCGTAAGAATGGCAAATCCATTCTCGCTTCGGCGATCGCGCTTTACATGCTTTTGCTCGACGGAGAAAACGCTCCTCAGGTTTACTCAGGTGCTACGACTGAGCGCCAGGCGATGGAGGCATTCAAGCCTGCCTATCGAATTCTAGAAAGTACCGCCCAGGGTGCCGAGCTCAAGTTCGAGTTCGGAATGGAGGCTCACACAAAGCGGATTCTGTGCCGGTTCAACGGCGGCTCGTTTGTCGTTCTAGTGCGAAAGCCTGGTGACGGCGCGGGGGCATCCTTCGCCATCATTGACGAGTGGCATGAGCATCCCACAAACGAGCTTCACGACACGATGAAGAAGGGCCAGCGCGCCCGTCTACAGCCTCTGATTCTTGACATCACGACGGCCGGGGTGCTCGTCGATGGCCCTTGCCACCAGTTTGAGCAGTTCGTTGAGCGAATCCTCGCCGGAGACATCGACAACGATTCGGTATTTGGGATCATGTACGGCATCGATCTTGAGCCGATCGATCATGAATTTGTCTCCCATCGGGCAGTAGAAGAGCTCGTTCGTACATGCACCTGCGGGTCGCAGGCGGTCCGCGATATCGAGCGGGTTGCGAAGAAGCAAAAAGTTGTCAGCGACGAGTTGCTGCTATCCGCGTTCACTGCGCACACGGATAAATGCGATACCCAGAAAGGTCGGATCGAAGACGGTAAGTATTGCATCAATCGTCCGGATGACTGGCGAACGATCGAAGCTCTCATCAAGGCAAATCCAAACTACGGGATATCGATCTATCCCGAGATTGTCCTGCAGGAGTTGCAGGACGCAATTCAGGACACGGCTCAGCAGAACGGGTACCGTACCAAGACGCTCAATGAGTGGATGAATGTTGGCGTAGGCCTCTTCAATATGGCAGCCTGGGCGAAATGCTATGACCCTGCCATGAAACTCGAAGATTTTAGAGGGCTTCCCGTTTATGAGGGCGACGATCTTGCGCGGAAAATCGATCTTGGAAGTCGCTCCAAAGTATTCGTAGAAATGCGGCCTAACAAGAGCAGTGGCCTGTTTGAGCGCCATTATTTTGTTTTTGGAACACACTATGCACCAAAAGCACTCATTCACGATGGAGAGCATCCTCATTATGTGAAATGGGTCGCCGGCGGCCATATGACCGAGCATGAGGGCTGGGAGATCCAGCTGCCGTGGATACAGCAGGACATCGAGGCCGATCTAAAGCTCTACGAATATCATTCCCTGGCTTTCGATCCATGGAACGCGGTTCACATGCAGCAGCTCCTCGTCGGGAAGGTTCCGGAGGATGTCGTGCAGGACGCGCCGCAGGATGTGCAGATGCTCTCGGGCATCGTCAAGGAGTTGCAGGCGGCGATCCTCGCCGGACGTGTTCATCACACGAACGATCCAGTTCTCACTTTCTGCGTGGGCTGCGTCGTCGGTTTCGAAGACAACCGGGGAAACATCTTCCCGAAGAAGGTCCGCAACGGACGTAACAAGATCGACGCGGCCTCCGCCATGTTCAATGGCGTCGGCCGCGCCATGCTTCAGGAACCACCGAAACAATCGGTGTATGAGACACGAGGAGCGTTAGTATTTTGAGCCTGCGATCGATTATCGGTGGGGTGTATGAAGCGTCGCGGGCCGAATCTCCCTTGACGAGTCTCGGACTGTCCGGAATTACCGCGTCCGGTGATACGAGCCTTGCCAATCCTGCGCCATGGCTCAGTGACGCCTTCGGTGCCTTCCCTGGCCCGACTGGTAAAGTCGTGACGCCAGATACGGCGATGCGCGTCTCGGCGGTCTACGGATGCGTGGCGGTTCTTGCGCAGTCGATCGCGCAGATGCCCTTCACGCTTTATAAGATCGGCTCTGATGGGGCCCTGAATCCGGCCGTCGATCACCCGCTCTATCGGATACTTTTGAACCTTGCGAACCCTGAGATGACTGCCCAGGATGAGCGAGAGATGACTATGAATCATCTTCTGCTGCGGGGCAACGCTTTTCGGCAGATCGTTCGATCTGCCGGTGAGGTCGTGGAGATCAACCCGATGCATCCGGATTATGTGCGTATGTATCGCTCGCGCACTGGGGAGTTGTCCTACGAGTACACGGACCCTTGGACGGGTAAAGAGCAGATCCTAAGCGCGGACCAGTGCTGGCGCACAATCGGGATGAGCTTCAATGGTATTTCCGGAGTGAGCCCTATTACCTATGCGCGTAACTCCATCGGTCTGGCCATGGCGACCGAGGAGCATGGGTCAAAGCTGTTCTTGAATGGAGCCCAGATCGCGACTGCTTTTGAGCATCCGGAAACAATGTCAGCGCCGGCACAGGAGCGATTCCTGAGCTCTGTGAACAAGTACAGCGGATCATCGAACGCCTTCAAGACGATCATCCTCGAAGAGGGTATGAAGGTCGCGAAGCTGGCGATGACGTCAGTGGATTCACAGTTTATTGAGTCCCGAAAATTTCAGCTGGAGGAGATTTGCCGTTTCTATCGCGTTCCTCCGCATAAGATTCAGGACCTTGCGCGGGCCACGTTCAACAATATCGAACATTTGAGCATGGACTTCGTGAATTCGAGTTGCATGCCCTGGTCGATTCGTATCGAGCAGACCGGGTACAGAGATCTGCTGCTTCCGAACGAGCGGAAGAAATATGTCATTCGCGCCGATGCTGACTCTCTGCAGCGTGCTGATATGGCCGCTCGCGCTAATTTCTACTCCTCTGGCATCTCGAATACCTGGCTGTCTCCGGATGAGGCGCGGGCTCGTGAATATATGAACAAGCGTCCTGATGGTCAGGGCGGCAAGTTCGAAAACCCGAATACAAGCGTCGGCAAAGAGCAGCCGGGCCAACCGATTCCTGATCCATCGAAAGGATAGCTATGCCGAAGATGTTTAGAAAGACCCCGGGTGTTTTCACGATGGCGGCCAAGCAGGACAAAACCGCCGAGATCCTGATCTATGACGTGATCGGTGAAGACTGGTATGGCGGGATCAGCGGCAAGGCCTTCGTGGAGCAGCTCGCCAGCCTGGGTGACGTGGATTCCATCACGGTGCGGATCAACTCACCAGGTGGCGATGTGTTCGAAGGGGTGGCGATCTACAACGCGCTAAAGACGCATCCCGCGACGATCAACGTTCAGATCGATTCGCTCGCGGCCAGCATCGCCACGGTGATTGCGATGGCAGGCGACACTATCACTATCTCCGATACGGGGATGATGATGGTCCACAACGCGTCGGGTGTCTGCTTTGGAGAGGCCTCAGACATGCGCAATCTGGCCGATCTGCTCGACAAGATTCGTGATGTGCAGATGATCGGCGCCTACTCGCGCACGGGCATGACGCCTGACCAGCTGAAGGCCATCATGGACGCGGAGACATGGTATTCGCCGCAAGAAGCGATCGATGCCGGATGGGCCGATGCCATTACAGCGGTCCCGGCGCAGTCTCCTGAAGCGCGTGCGCGGTTCGATTTGAGCGCGTTCAGGCATCCTCCCAAGGCGATGCAGGAGCCAACGGAGGTCATAAAAGAGGTTGTAGCCCTCCCTGAAACGAAGGAATTACCCGATATTTCCGAAGAAATTCAGCAAAAAGCGCTGATTGCTGCTCGAATTCGCAACGAAAACCTCCGTCTGGCAGAAAACAGCTAGATATCCACCAACCACCTTCTGACCCCGCCTATAGGCGGGTTTTTTATTGCCCGCCATACGGCGGAAGGAGCAACTATGAACGTGAATGAGCAGCTTCAGGAGCGCGGCACCATCATCGCCAAGCAGCGCGCCCTCAACGATAAGGTTCTCGC